TAAATCTGGTTATAAAGTAATTTTAGACTGCTTACTTGAATACTGCTTTAAAGATTTTAATCTTAATAAAAAATGCTATTCGGAAATCACCCCCGAATACGAAAAATATTTCGAAGATTTACCCCCAGCAAAAGATTGTTTAGAGCTTATATTAGCGCCACCTTGCAACGGTTTAAATGAGTCTAATTTTTTCTATAGGCTAGCTCCTAATAAAAACCGCATCATTTTTACAATGTGGGAAAGTACTCGCATCTATGATATATTTATTGAAATAGCTAATCAACAAAGAGCCATCATTGTGCCTAATCAATGGAATAAAGATAATTTTATACGTCAGGGGGTAACAGTTCCTATTCATGTCGTACCTTTGTTTGTGGATAATTATTTTAATTACGCTACTCCTTTAGACAAAGATTCTTTTGTGTTTGGATCTGCAAATGGAGACCCAAGAAAAAGAATAAAAGATATTTACTCCTGTTTCGTGAAAGCGTTCCCTTTCGAAAAAGATGTAAAACTTAATTTAAAGTTATCAGAAAAAGATGGTAGTATACCAAGATTTACGGACACTAGAGTAAACATTTCTAAGAAGAATTTTAGTATAGATGAGTTAAAAGACTGGTATGCGGAAAATGATATTTTTATTTCTTGCTCGGCTGCTGAAGGATGGGGGTTAATGCAGCACGAAAGTATGGCTTGTGGTAGACCAGTAATTGCAGCTAGATATGCTGGCTTATCAGAATTTATGACAGAAGAAAATTCTTTTCCTGTCAATTATTCAGAAGTCCCAAGCGAAGGGTACTGGAAAAACCCCGGGGGAAAATGGTCAAAATATAATAAGGAACATATGATCGAAACGATGAGGTATTGCTACAACAACCCTGACAGAGTAAAAGGTAAAGGTGTTTTAGCAAGTGAGGGTGCTGTTAAAATGTCTAAATTACAATTTAAAAAAAATTTAATTAACGTGTTGGATAAATATATTTGAACTTATAGAGCATTAAGTAAGTATTCTCATCTTCTCATGACCAACTATAATCTCTGGATCAATGTAAATTTTAAAACCAGCTTCTTTAGCTAGGTGACAAAAAGCAACATCTTCAGAGCAGTAATCTTCTAGATCTCCGATTTGTTTTTTAAGCTGACAAAACCAAGGGTATTTTACTTTTTCAAATACTCCTTTTTTGATTAGCATGAAACCCATCCCGTTATAATCAACTTCCATCAAACCATGTCGGTTTAGTACATCCTTACGTTGCAGAAAATAAAACGAGCCATTCTTTTTATAATAATTTTGATCCCAATCTTTTACGCAGGCAAAGCTTTCGCCGTTCTCTGTTTTATATATCCCCGATACAATATCTTTATCATATGAAATTAATTTTTGTATTTGTTCAAAACTAAAAACAATATCTGAATCAATCCACATAATATAATCGTAATCTATTTTACCATCATAAGGAGCTTGATTCACACCTCTTCTCACATCAGCACCGAGACATAGGCAACGAGCATAACTGACCATTGAAGAATACTTATTGGAAAGCATTGGGTTGATTCCGTTTTTAATACATTTAAGTAATGTATCAGTCCAGCAATTTAAGAAATTACCTGAGAATTCTCTACCCGGAATTGCAAAAAGAATGTTTTTCATTTCGTAAATATTCTATCGATATTTTAGACATACGTCAAACAATAGTGTATTTTAATATTAGTAGTTGCAACTTGAGTTGTTTTAATCCAAAGTCGGCACTACCCAATAAACACTAGACTCACTGCGAGAAAGTGTCTTCTCACCCAGCCGATGGCGAAAAACAACAAAAAAAACGCAAAGGGTGAGATATATACTAATGACATGTTAACACAGGAAGATATAAAATTTCTCGCAAGAAAAATCAAACTGACCCCAGACAGAGCTAAAATTCTATTTGAAGAGAAAACTGACGCTGACCTTATGTTCGAGCAAATTAGTAACAGAAGAGTTACTAAAAAAGAAATGTGGGAATTATCATTCCCGGTTTTCATTAAAATCTTGGTAAACAGGGAAGCTAAAGACCTCGATCAAAAATATAAAAATTATATTTCTGATTTCGTAGGCGTTTTTTATCCTCAAATAGTCATGGCGTCCAGAATAAAAACAAAAATCCCCAGAAAACCAGTTGAGGAAAATGCTCAATACTTTTTTACATTGCTAAGTTTTTTTGAGGAGGATGTGGATACACAAATGAATATATCTCAAATTCGTCAAGTTTTAGAATATTCTATGGATACATTCACCCAAAAAAAGGGCAGGGATTATGCAGAAGCTATATCAGCTAGCTACGAATACTTTAGTAAAATAAGAAAAAAATGGATGCCTTGACGTAAAATGTGTAATATTATTTATATGCAATCACTTTCAGGCAAAAAAACATATTTCACTGCTGCAGCAGCAGTTATAACGGCTCTCGGCGGATACTTCGCTGGAGAAGTAGATCTTACAGTTACAATTCAAAGCGTTTTTGGCGCTCTAATGGTAGTTTTCCTTAGAAAAGGGGTTAGTTCAGAAGCTGCCAAAAAATCTGGAGACAAAGAATAACAGTAACTTTGATGTAAAAAGTTGTCTTAGGGGAGGCAACTCTGTGAGAAAAACAATTATGAGGAAGCTCTGGGTCTATTGACCTAGGGCTTTCTTTTTCCATTTTAGTAAAAAAACGTGTAGAATATATAGTAACAATGGACAGAATAAACAAATTTGATTTTGACATATCGTGGAGTTCTAAACTCAACGAACCAGAATCTAAAATTGTTGACTTCTTTGAAGCTAAATGTGATGGCGATAAATTAAAAAAAGAAGATGAGTTTATATCTTTTTCAGCCAATTTAGTAGAGTGTTTTAAAGAAAAAATTAAAGCTAGCGGCAAAAGAATTAGAGTAGATTCTGTTATCAAAGCTTATAAAAATGCTCAAGAAAGTTTCAACCCTAGTGATGACATAACTCTTTCAGAATGGTGCATGGCTTGTGTTAATAATTTCCTTAGCCTATCTGAAAGAAAAAGTTTTAATCTAGAGCCCAATAAATTTCAAGTTGCTGATGCAAAAGAAGATTTAAAAAAATATGGTTTAGATAAAAGTTTTGAAAACGTCAGTCAGCTTTATCTAGAAACACGTGAAGAGTCCATTCAGCATGCTATCAGTGCAAACTGTAGATATTTTTAATAAAATGAAAAAACATAAATATACAACCACATTTAGCTCAGTAGTAAAGCCTGTTGTATCTGAAGAAAAAGATAAATATTTAGCTCTTGCTTCTATGGTGGAATTAGAAAAATTCTTACCTCAAGTGGATGTAGAGAAAAATGTTGATTTGCTACCTGTAGCTTTTAATGCATTTGTTGCTAACCGAGTTAACAAAAATGGTGACGTAGTAGATACTGATACAGCTATCGCTATGTATGAAAACTTTATTAATAAGCCTATCAATATCGAACATAATAGAAAATCCGTAGTTGGAACTATTTTAACTGCGGGTTTTTCACGTTTTGGTAGCGATGAGCCAGTTACTAAAGAAGAGTTGGAAGGAACCAAGGAGCCTTTTAACGTAACTCTAGGCGGCGTTATATGGAAAATTGTTGACCAAGGGTTGGCAGATAAGATTGAAAGTTCAAGTGATCCTACCAGTAATGAATACATGGGTATTAGTGCAAGTTGGGAATTAGGATTCACTGATTATAATTTAGTTGTTCTCGAAGGGGAAGAAAAGAATATAGAAAACGGTCTAGAAATTTCTGACCCTAAAGAAGTCGAGGAATACGCTACCAAACTAAAAGGTTTTGGTGGTAAAGGTAAATTTGATGAAAACTCAAGCATTTACCGTAAAGTAATCAACGATGTAGTTCCTCTAGGTATAGGTCTAACAGAAAACCCTGCTGCTGATGTGCAAGGGGTTTTGACCGACAAAGGAACTGAAGAACACAAAGCTTTGGCGAAAGAAGGTTCTGAAAAAGAAACAATTTCCCAAAATCCAAACAAAACTGTAATAACAAAGAAAGTAGAAGCTATGAAAATAGAAAATCTAAAAGATATATCGGATGAGTCTCTTCAGACTCTAACTGCTTCTGCTATTCATGAGTTTATTCAGGAGAGCCTTAAGAAAGCGTCAGAAGAGTTTAGTGCTCAGAATGCTGAAAAAGAGGAGTCCTTGAAAGATACCCGTGAACAGCACGAGACCCTCTCCAAGGAACATGATTCCTTGAAGACACAGTTGGAAGACGTACAGGCTCAGTTGGTGAAGTTGGAGGCTGAAAAAGCTGAAGCTTCGAAGTTGGAAATGTTTAATCAGAGAATGGCATCTTATGATGAGAGGTTTGCTTTGACTGACGAAGACCGCAAGGTTATCGCAGTTCAAATCAAAGATCTTGATGAAGAAGCTTTCGCAGAATTTGATCAAACTATTTCTGTACTTCTTTCCTCTAAAACTCATTCTGCTGTTGAAGCCTCAGAGGTAGAAGCAACAGAAGTTGAAGAGCAGAAAGAAATTGAACAGGCGGAAGAAGTTACGGCTTCTGACGTGTCGGAAGTTATTGAACAGGCTGTAGATAATGCAAAGAGTGAAACGGTTAACATTCCTGCATCTGCTCCTGCTGAAGAACCCACAATCCTTGAGAAATATGGCAGAGCTTTTGCCATGGATCAATTTGATTTTAAACCTTAACTAAAAAAATAAAAAAATATAGAAAAATAAAACATTATGGCAAACGAAAGATTAAAGCCCTTTAGGGATTATAGTGAGCACGATGTTATCAATTTATTCGCCTTTGGTGATCATGCTGTAACACTCGGTACTACCGATGTTGTTTATGCTGGATCTGCTGTTAAAGTAAGATCTGGATGGCAGAACACTGATGAGCTATCATTTATTGGTAACGTTGGAGCTGGATACAACAATACCGTTTCTCAACGGTATGGAGTAAGCGCAGAAGTTGAATATACTGATGGTGGAGCTGATGAAGCGGCACTTGGTATTACACTTTATGACGTCAGAGAATTCGACGAAAACGGTGAGAAGCTTGCATTCAACCCACGCAAACAGGACGAACTACAATGTAGTTTGACTGGTCAAGCAGTACCGATTGCTACTCGAGGAGTATTCCTTATGGCTACTGGTGCTTGGGACACTTCTCCCGGCGTTGTCTTCAATCAAGACGTTTTCGCTACTGGCGATGGTAAAATTACTACCCTCGGTAATAAAGCAACTAATAATCGTATCGGTAGAACTTTGGGTAACCCTGATGCAGATGGTTCTGTATTGGTTAAGTTCGACTTCACACAAGGTTAATAGAAAAGGAGATTATAGATAATGAAATTAAAACTTAAGAATACTCCAGAGCAAGTTGAACTTATCAAGGCAATGGGTTCCAAGAACCCCGAAGTCTCTCGTCCCGCAACAGAAGCTTTTGCAGCTTTTATTGGGCCGGTTGTTCAACAGGTTTTGATGCAAGCTAATACAGCTGCATATCTTTACACTGACGTAGAATATGATGAAGATGATAACCCTAGTTATCCTCTTGATTTGTTTTATGAGCAGAACGGCAAGGACAACTACATTACCATCTGGTCACAACAGATGGCTGGTGGTCTTCCTTCTTCACAAATTAGCGGTAATGCTGAACTCAAGATCTCAACATACAAATTGGATAGCGCAGTTAGCTTCCTCAAAAAGTATGCTCGTAAGAGTCGCTTGGATGTTGTAAGTAAAGCTGTAGAGCGTATGTCTAACGAAATTGTTGTAAAACAAGATCGTAACGCTTGGGCAGTTGCTCTTAAAGGTTTGGCAGAAGCTAAAGGTAAATTTGGAACTGGTTCTGCTGGTGACAATGTTATTAATGCCACTGCTGGAGCTTTTGGTCTTGGTGACATCAATTCGATGATGACCAAGATGAAGAGAATTAACGCTTCTTACGCTGATGGTACTCCTACCACTGCATATTCTAAAGGTCTAACTGATATCTTCACTTCTGCTGAAGTGGTTGAAGATATTAGAGCGATTTCTTACAACCCATTCAACACTACTGCTGATCAGGTTGGCGATATCGTTAAAGACGAAATGTATAAAGCTGCTGGTACTAGCTCGATCTTCGGTATTAATATTATCGACTTGTATGAGCTTGGTGATGGCCAAAAATACAATACTCTTTATACAGCCATGGGTGGTACCTTGACTGCTAACCAAGAGATTATTGTCGGCGTAGACAGATCTGCAGAAGCTTTTGTCCGTCCTGTCGCTCGTAACTCTGAAACTGGAAGTACTTTCACAGCTCTTCCAGACGATCAGTTTGTTACCCGTCAGGATAAGACTGGTTTTTACGGCGGTCTTGAAGAGGGACGTGTCCTCCTCGATGCTCGCGCGATTGTTGGTCTTCGTAAGGACGTATAATAGGAATAGTCGCATTCACGATACTAACCCCGGTCCCGAAAGGGCCGGGGTTTTTCTATTTTTTGGAAAAAAAGTGTATTTCTTACTAATATAAGGGATAAGGTTATGCCAGCAAAAAAAATTAGATCAAGAAAAAAATCTATTAAAGATATCTCACAAACTCATGCTAAAGAAGAGTTTCAACCTACGACTTTGGATCAGATCTGGGGAGATACGGGAAGTTCTACTTATGGGACTATGGATGAAAAAGTATATGTAGATAAAATAGATAACATGAATCTCTCAGATTTGCAAGCTCACGCTTCTACAGTTGGAATTATTCCTATTGATAACAGGTCTATGTTACGTGAAAGACTTTTGAGAGAATTCCGTAAGCACGTTTCCTCTTATCGTAAACCTACTCAGGATGTAGGTGGGTCTAAAATGTTAGATGATCAAGCAATGAAAATTCTTTCAGAAGGAAGATAATATTTTCAGAAAAACCTCCATATAGTGTAATAAAATTATATGGCAACGGTTTATAATTTTAGCGCGACACAAGGCTCACAGTTAAGTGTACGTTTAAAGCTACAAGATGCAGCTGGAGATCCTATTAATTTAAGTGGGTCTTCTGTAAGTGGGGTTGTAAAATACAGATACTCTAGTACTTCACCATTGGTAAACTTAGATCCAGTTATCGTTTCTGGAACTAACGGTTCTCTTTATTCTAGTGGGTATGTAGATGTATACCTTACTGCTTCTCAAACAGCAGCGTTGCCTGTCGGTGAGTTTGTATACGATATAGAAAAATATCCTACTACAAATTCAGAAGCTGTTGAAAAAATTCTAGCTGGAGATTTTTCAGTGTCACCTCAAGCCACTACTTAATATGAGTAATCAAACTATAGTCGACGTTGTTGTTAACGACTCTACCGCAACAGTGGTAGACAATAGAGATTTATCTAATTTAACTATTGATTTAAACGCTACTGGCCAACTTTTAACAAATAATTTAATATCATCAGGCAACTACCTTGATTCTGAAATAGCTATAGTTTCTGGTATAGCTCAGTCAGGTTCAAACGAGTCTTTAACTGGTCAAATTAATCAGCTTAGTGGAAATTTAATTACTACTGGTCAAACCTTACAAACTCAGATTATTTCCAATGACGGTGACATTTCTACTCTCACCTCGAACTTAGTAACGACTGGTCAAACATTAACAACTAATATAAATACAGTCTCGACTAACTTGGGGACTAGCGGTCAAACTTTACAAACTCAGATTACTAGTAATGATTCAGATATCAATACATTAACCACCAATTTAGCAACGACTGGAGATACGTTAACTTCAGAAATTAATTCCATAGCAGGAGTCGTACCTACTGGTGGCGCAACTAATCAAGTATTAGCTAAAATAGATAGCACTAATTATAACACTCAATGGGTAGATCAAAGTGGAGGAGGAGGCTCAGGTACCGTTACCTCTAGTACCGCTACAACAAATTACCTTACAAAATGGACAAATGGGGCAGGGGAAGTTATAGGTAATTCTGTAGCTTATGATAATGGCTCTAATATTGGTATAGGAACAACAGCTCCAAGCTCGAAACTCCATGTTAAAGGTATGATTAGTGCCGGTATTGCTGGTAATAATTCAGCGAATTATGCCGCTTTACTAGTGTCTTCGACAGGTACGGGAACACAACAGTCAGCAATAGCAATTCAACAAACCTACCCTAATGGAAATACTATTATTTGGGCTGATCTAGAGCCTTACGCTGAGTATAATTTCTCTCATGATGGTATTGAAAATGCGTTTACTTTTAATTCTGGTTATTACGCTAACAGTTTAAGGACCATAACTATACGTAACAGATCAGGAGCCCAAAGGACCAGTCATGAAAAAGTTAAAATTTGGCAAAATACTGCTCAAGTGGATGTTGGAGGTGCTATAAGTATAGGACAATTAGGAACTGGAGGAGAAACTCAACCTACCATCAGATTAACAATAAAAGATCTTCAAGACTCAAGTTTTAATAGTGGTATAGCCTTAGTCCGAAGCACAAATACTGATACCGCTTATATCAATATGGTAGGTGGAAACCTTAATTTTAATGCCCCGACAGGAGCATCAACTCAATTTAAGGTCGCTGGTACAAATACGTTTGCTATAGCTGCTAACGGATCTATCAGTTCATCTACAGGAGCTAGTTTAAGCTCAGGAGGTACATGGACCGATGCTTCCACAAGAGAATTAAAACAGGATATAGAAGATTTAGATTATAAAGAGTCTATAAATATTATTAAACAACTAACCCCTGTTAAATTTGCTTATAAAAAAGATCCAAAAAATAAAAAAATAGGATTTATTGCTGAAGATGTCCCAGACTTAGTTGCTACAGAGGATAGAAAAGGTCTATCAGCTTTACAAATTGTCTCAGCTTTAACAAAGGTTGTGCAATCTCAGCAAAAAGAAATTCAGCAACTTAAGAGAATGGTAAAACGCTTAAATAATATTAAGTAGAATTTTAAATAATTATGGCTCAAAGATACGGCGGAAAAATAGTGACTAATGGATTAGTATTGTGTTTGGATGCACACGATGCTAAGTCGTATGCTGGTGAACCTGCGAACAACTTGAATTCAGATACAAACGATTATACTGGTACTTCTTATTCTAATCTGGGGGAATGGACATCAAACCCAACAAGATTATCTAAATCATATGATTCTACTATTAAAACTCCTATAGGCACAGGCGCTACCTTGATACAAGAATCAGGTACTGCTGGTTATCATCATTTATCTCGAATGGGAGGTAGTGAAACTGGTAACCATACAATATCTTTTTATTTCAAACCAGTAACAAACGATATAAGTGATTTACGTATTTGTATGTTAGGAGATAGTGGTACTTATATTAAATTCGATTTTACACAATCAACTCCCACTGTAACTCAAGGAGGAGCTGCTTTATCAGGTAAATTAGCCATGCTAGAAGCTTTAAATGACGGGTGGTATTTTTGCGCTGGAGATTTTAATGGAAGATCTGGAGGTTGGGTGGGATGTGTTGGGTATAGCCCTCAGTCAAGTTATACAGGTACATCTGGAAATAAAAAAGCTTATATTTGTGGATTAAATTATAATAATTTAGCTTATGCGGTTCCGTCTTTTGATCGTTCAGCTACTGACGGATGGGTGGATAGATCGGGTAATAGTAATAGTGGCACACTTGTTAATGGAACCAACACGGGAGTCAGTCATTATAGAGATGGTCAAGTAATAATGCCAGTTACTAACAGTTATTTGGAGTTTGATGGAAGTGATGATCAAATAACTATAGCGAATTCGAGCTCGTATAATAATACATCGAGTAAAACTGTTGAGATGTGGGTTAGGGCTGGAACTGGTGTTACGGGAAAATTTAATGTTATTTGTACTAATCGATCGTCGTCTGATACCGATGTTAATTTTGCATTTTATTTAGATGATAGAAAGGTTGTTAGACCTTGGAATCCAAGTGGGAACGATGAGATGGTATTATTTTATGAAATTGGAAATGGATCATCAACATTTGACGCTTTTTCTAAAGAAAAACTAGGTACAACAACTGGAGATGATTTGTGGCATTGTGTGGTTGGCGTAACAGATACAGCTTCAAGTAAAATATTTTTGTATTACGACGGAGAGTATGTAGCTGAAAAATCCTTTTCAGGTACACCTAATGTTCCATCCGCAAATTTAAGGATAGGTTCAGGTTACGGAGCGACTGATACCACGTATCCTTTTTCAGGTAAATATGGATTATTCAGAATATATAATAAAGCATTAACAGCAGCAGAAGTATTAAGTAATTACAACACAGTAAAACCAAGATTCGGATTATGATAAAAGGTGGGCCAAAAATAATCGATGATAACTTAGTGGTATGTTTGGATGCACATGATGCTAAGTCGTATGCTGGTGAGTCTACTACTAACGTAGTAACGTATACAAATTTAAATACTGGCTGGTCTAAGGTTTATCAATCTAATATTACTTACGATGAAATCGATCCACCAGATGGAATAACATCTCAAGTAGTAGGTCATACAAGAGGCAGTAACTCTGGCTACTGGTATTCATATGGTGATTATGCACCTCAAGTTCCTAATACTGTTTATACAGTTAGTATGTATGTAAAGACTTTAGATAGCAATTTCAGCATTAGATTTTACACAGCTGATAATAGTGAAACAGGTAGAGTGTGGGGTTCTTCGATAACAGTGCCTAACGATGGCAAATGGCATAGAATTGTATGGAATAGTTTTACTAACCCGTCTAACAGTCAATCAGATAGTTTATCTTTTAATTTTTTTTATGCAGGAGCTATAGATGCAGCTAGCACTAAAACTTGGTTTTGCGCTCCACAAATGGAAGCTAAATCATATCAAACTCCTTTTGTTGCTGGTTCTCGTTCAGCTACTAACGGTTGGGTAGATAGAACTACAAATAATAATGATGGCACATTAGTAAACGGAGTCAACACAGGAGTCAGTCATTATAGAGATGGTCAAGTAATAATGCCTGTTGCTAACAGTTATTTAGATTTTGATGGCACTAATGATTATATCACTATTTCTTCTTTATTAAATCAAGAGGCTATAAATGGATCAACTACCAAAACTATCATTTTATGGTTAAAAGCTGATAGTTATGGGGCAATGATGCCATTTTCGACAGGGCAAAATGGTAATGATAGAATTTATTATTGGACACAAAACAGTTTAAATACTTGGCGAATTGGTGACTATACTAGTACATCAGGTCATTCGACTTTGCCATCAGCTGGAACATGGTTTTGTACTGCTATAGTCATAAATGGGCTTAGTGTTACAGGATACCTCAACGGTACTCAAGATTATACAGGAGCTTACTCTGCTTTTACAACTCATGAGTACGCTGTATTAGGTAGACATGGTACCGGCTCTTATTATTATGATGGGAAAATAGGTAAAGTATCAGTTTATAATAACGCATTAACAGCAGCAGAAGTATTAAGTAATTACAACGCAACAAAAAATAGATTTACATAATTATGAGTTTTCACAACAGAAGATGGATATTTTTAGACTCTGAAAATATATCAGGAGTTAATTTCAACCAAGTGCAAGAAACAAGCGCCGAAACAGTTCGTTATTCGGTGGATAGCGGAACATTTTTCGTTAAATATAATGTCATCGAATATCCCGTTGATCCAACTGGCGCTAATGTAGACGCCAGCGGCAACACTTGGCAATTTTATTATAATACAGGAGTAGAGCCCCCTGTTATTACAGGGTCAGGAATGCTTTACCCTTCGGGTTATGAAGCTGGCAGACCGGACTGTTATGACTTAGCAGAAGAAATTAGCGGTAAAATCGAATGGCACCATGAAGAAATACTGGAGTATTTATCAACACCAGAGTGGACACCAACAGGAATAATGTAATATGTCGTATCATAATAATCCAAGAATAGTAACTGATGGCTTAACATTGTGTTTAGATGCTAATGCAGAAAGGTCGTATTCAGGCTCTGGTACTACTTGGTATGATTTAAGTGGTAATGGCTATAACGGAACTTTAACAAATAGTCCTACATATAATAGCTCTGGTTATTTTGATTTTGATGGTAGTGATGATTATGTTAATCTGCCACATTCAGAGTTATGGCAAAATATAAGTCAGATTTCTTACGATTTATGGTTTAAGCCTGATGTAGTAAATGTTCGACAAGGATTAATCAGTTCTCACGCTCAAGTATCTGGAGCTAATAATGACGCTATTGAAATAGAAATACAGTCAAATGGCACTTCATTTGTGGGATTTAGATCTACTAACGGTACTTTTTATAGTGCAGCATACGGAACCTCTTTGTCGGCAAATACTTGGTATAATTTAACAGGAGCGTTAAGTAGCTCAGATATCAAGTATTATTTAAATGGTCAACTAGTAGCTACACAAAGTAATTGGCCCGGAGGTAACGTTGCTAATTCCGCTTCTCAAACTTTAATGTTAGCTAGATATGCTACTTATTATTTTAATGGTAAAATAGGATCATTTAGAGCATACAATAAAGCTTTATCAACAAGTGAAGTGTCTCAAAACTACAACTCAATGAAATCTAGATTCGGATTATAATACATATAGATAGCTCTTTATAGGCAAAAAATGTGTAATTTTAGGAAACGATGAAAATTGTAGACATAGCTGATGAAATTTATAGAGAACTGGGAGAGCCATCATCGCTCTCTATCCCAGCCATATCCTTTTGGATTCGTAGTAATGTTGGAGAGCTAAACAATAGACTCAATACGGCTTTTAAGATTTACGATCACGGTACTGAAGCTTATGAATTTTCTGGAAGTTTTCAAGATTCTCAATATGTTCCTCAAGCTTTTAATGAAGCAACCGGCGCTGTTGGTTTAGGTGATCCAGCTTCTGTAACTATAGAACCCGAAGAAGCGGCTATCTTGAAAAAAATGTATTTCGTGCATTATTACGACAAACAAATAAGAAGTACAATTGGAGCGGCCTCAACCGATCCTGTCGTGGAAGTAGCTTCTGATGGATCAAGAGTTCGGAAAATAAATAAGAATGAATTAAGTAAAACCTATCTCGCTTTGAAAAAAGAAGAGTATATGGAACTTACCGATTTAATAAATGCTTATAAATTAAGAAAAACTTCACCTCTTCAGGTGGCTGGAGATGATACTGTAAGAGCAGAGTTTCCGAGTAATAACGAAGGTTACCCATATAATCGGGTACCAAACTATATAGGATAATGGCGTCTTTAATTCCAAATTCTGCATTGCCGGGGCTAAGACAAGCCTTAGCCGATCATTTTGACACGTTTAAGGGAACTATAACGGTTCACAAAGAACCCAAAAGAACAGTTACCTTAAGCTCTGATCAAAATATTTATGCTGGTTATGGAGCGCCCAAAGAACAGGTTACTTATACTCCTGTTAGTCAAGATTTTAGCGCAATTATTAATTACAAAGAAGATCAACCCTTAAACTACCAAGAAGAATTAAAAGTTGATATAGAAAAAGGTGAAGTAAGAATAAAAGTCGAGCTTGATTGTAAAAACTATATAGAGAAGGGCAAAACTGAAACCGTAGAAATAAATGGCAAAATGTTTAACGTTATAAGCTCTGAAGGAACAAGATTTTTTGTGGGTCAGACTTATTACGTTTTCTATCTGGAGGCAACCACTTAATGGCTCTTAGAAAGAAATTAGATATTAAGCAGCTTTTGAAGAAAAACTATACTAATTCAAAAGCATTACAAAATTTAGCTTACGGAGCAGCAAAACAGAAATCTGAAAAGCTTAAGAAAGATTTTTTAAAAGAATTCGACGCTCATCCAGTTACTAAAGAAATAAAACAGGGGCCAAGCGGAATGGCGAGCTCTTTATTGGGAGGTAGGGGTAACTTTTTTGGTTTTTTGGGGTTTAATTCGGGCCAGCAGCCAATAGAAATATTGAGAGATCAAATAGAAAATAATATTACGATTTTAAATAAAAAAGGTAAGATAAAGAAGATTTCTAGCACCTCATTTGTTTGGCAATTTGATATTTCTGTTCCGTCTAAAGCTGATATATATAACGTAACACCAATGACATGGAGCACCAAAAGCTGGGTGAAAGGTGTTGAAAGAGGTATAACTAATTATAGCAATACAATTTTTAAAGAGTCTAAAAACAGTAGGTCTGGAGTAGCTATACAGGTAGAGAGTAAAGTAGGTTTTATTAAATTTAACGCCACTCCTTATGTTACTCAAATGTTAGATAGATTAAAAGCACAACTGAAATGAAGCCACAATTTGACAATCAAGTACTTTCTAGTTTTTTGCTATGGTTTGACCATACTTTATTAAAAGATGGTGAAGCATACCAGAATACTACGGGTCAATTTTATAATGTTCTGCAAGAATTTGCAGGCTATCAGACTTTTGCCAGCTCATATTCACAAATAGTATCTGACGCTTCAATTACTGGAGCTACAATTCCCACAGGTCTTTATGTTGGTAGTAATTTAGTAGATGTAGGTGAAGGTGGTTCAACTGGTTTATATGCTATTGATTATAATAACGGCCGCTCTTATTGGTCTGGAGATCAAGGAAGTGATATAACTGGCAGTTTTGCCATAAAAGATTTTAATACATTTCTTACAAACAGAACCGAAGATGAAATTCTATTTCAATCTCAGTATACCAATAGAAATAAGATATCAAATGTAGTCCCTACAGGTTTGGAAGCAAATACAAGAACTTATCCAGTAGTTTACATTAAAAACGACGGTAGTTCTAATGACCCTTTTGCTTTTGGCGGTCAAGATAATACAAGAATAAACGTCAGAGCTGTAGTAATCGCCGATAGCCAATTTGAAATTGATGCGATTGGATCTTTATTTCGGGATAAAACTAGACAGTATTTTTCTTTATTCGAAGCTTCGGAGATGCCTTTTAACCAGTTCGGGTATTATAGAAATGATGTTCAATACAACTACGATACTGTGACTGCTGGAAAGAATGAAAGTCAAAAATGTTTCTTGGAAGAAGTCAATATTTCTAGGTTTGATCGGGCTCTGGAAAATGAAGTCAGAAAATTTAACCCAAACGTTTACTCTACATTAATTGATTTTGAAATTAGTAAGGTTAGAAACCCCGGATGTTAAGGATTTTATTTCTCTTTTGGGCTTAGTAAATGTAATTTAAGATAAGAAAACTTTTATAGGAACTAAAAAAAATGGCAAGAACAAGAGTAATTTATCAAAGTGAAGCAGTCTACTGTAGTCAAGATGTAGCTTTTGACGCAGACCAGACGGCAGTCGGGGCTATTAAACAATTGAGTAGAGTGCAAAGCGCAAACTATTCGTTTTCAGTAGCTCGTCAGGACGTTAACCAATTTGGAAATTTAGCTGCGATTGATCAGATCATTACGGAAAGTCCGACGGTCTCTTTCGATACTAGTTATTACCTAGCGAATTTTAGCAATGAAGATCGTTTAGGTTTTAATGTATTGCAAAGTGGGGTTGCAGCTACTGGTTTTACCTCATGTATTGGTGATATAATTGACAGCTCAACTAACGCTTATCAAAAAGATTATTATTTGCTTACTACAAAAGAGGGTAAAGACGCTAATCAAAATACGACTTCTGGAGACTTTTCATATGGTGCTAGTATAATTGGTATAGGAAATGCGTTTCTTAGCTCTTACTCAACAGAAGGAGCTGTTGGGGGACTCCCTACAGTTTCGGTAAGTGTTGAGGGGCAGAATATGAATTTCGTTAATCTTCCTTACACTCAAGGTGTAGCGGGTATTGGGGCGGGTTTAAAAACTGGTGTAGCAGGTGCAGTCACTTTTATATCAGGAGAAAACCCTGCAGTAAATAGTAGTAATGGTGAAAAAGTTAATCTTCCGGCAGTTTTACCAGTTCCTTTGGATAACGCTTCTACTAACGTAGGTGATAAAATTTCAACTCTTCGTCCCGGTGATATTACTTTGACTTTAGCAAAACAAACTGAAGCTAGCAATACCGCTGCAACATTGTTTTCAACTACTACTGGTAATGCTTTATATGCTCCAGATTACGCTGGTGCAAGTATTGATGATGCTCATATTCAAAGTTATACAATGAATTTTGACTTGAGTCGTTCACCAATTCAGAGTCTGGGTAATAGATTTGCTTTTGCAAGGACAATAGATTTCCCGATTAATGTTAGCTTGAGTGTTGACGCTGTTCTTTCTGATCTTACTTCAGGATCTTTAGCGGACATTGTTAACTGTGATCATAAGTTTGATGCTAGGATTACCCTCAAAGATCCAGCATGTAGTGGTCCTAAGCAGGCTATATGTAATTATATAGTGAAGGGGTTAAAACTTGACAGTCAGTCATTTTCTTCAGATATTGGGTCCAACAAGACCGTTACTTTAGATTTTAGCTCACAAATTGGTGGGCCAGATCAGTTCGGTCATGGTGTATTCATGAGCGGTCATTTCGCTACTTAATATTTGAACAGTATTCTTAAAACGACCTCTGCGTAGCGGGGGTCGTTTTTTTTTATACTTTTATAACTCTTTCCTATATGATATAAAGTACAAGGTATAAGGTATGTCTAAGGAAGAAGGTCCGGAAAAGGATATTATTAATAATTTTTTTGCGTTTCAAACAAAACGTAAAATTACCAATCTTTACAAACAGTTTTTCTTCATCTTAGAAGACCTAGAAAGCGATGGAATAAAAATTCCAGAAGACCGTCACCAAAAAATAAGAAAAAGAATTCTCGATTTAGGTAACGATACTATTCGTGAACTAGAGGATTATTTCGATAAATTTATAGAATATAACAATAATAATAAAAAATGAAACGTATATACGAATTTACTGTTGATAAGGAAGAAGTTGTAAAAGAAGAAACCGTAGAAAAAAAGAAAGACGGGACTGAGGTAAAAACTTCAAAAGATGTAAAGAAAAGTGTCCCACATAAATATTTCTTGCGACGACCTAGTCGCGCCATGACTGACGACGCCGAACTATATTATGGTGTCAGACTTGCCGAAGGAATAAAAGCAGGACTGTTGACGAAAGCCCTTCTCGAAAAAAGATTCGATAATGATGGGGGTATTCGTAATGACAAACAGGACGAACAGTATAAAGAAGCTCTAGCTACATTAGAAAAACTACATAAGGAGCAGACTAAAATTCTTGAGGTAGAGGAAAAGAAAAGATCCGCCGCTCAAAAGAAAAAACTTAAAGAAATCGGCGAAGAGATGAAACCAGCTCGAAGAGCTCTCAGGGATCTACAGTTGAAAGAAGATGGTCTTTATGAAGAAACTGCGGAAAGCCGAGCTCGAAATAAAGTTATTCTTTGGTGGATGCTCCATTTGGCTTATTCGGAGAAAGATGGTACTGAAACCCCATTTTTTGGCGCAGGTTCATTTGATGAAAGACTAGACAGGTACGATGAAATTGATGAAGGAGAAGACCTTCATGAACTTGTTGTAGCTAGAAAAGTAGCTTATTATGTAAGTTTCTGGTTTGTGGGAAGACCGAATAGCCAACAGGAATTCCAAGAAATGATTGATATGGCTCTTAAGATTGATGAAGAAGAAAGTAAAGCTGCCGAAGAAGAAGCAAAAAAAGATGAGTCTTAAGATGTGGAAGATGCAAGTTTAAAGGTTGTTTTCTCTGAGATATTAAGAGGTTTTACCTTAGTCGATTCTCATGATTATGGAAAGATTCGGGTAAAGCATTTTACTAATTTCGATTCTGCCGAGTTAGATATTAAAAACAAGCTGTTCCTTGATAAAGCTGTAAATCAAGGTCTGCCGACTCGAGATGATCGAATAAAATATCTATTAGAAGAAAATATTTGGACTGAGAAAGAAAATAAAGAAATTTTACAGTCTAAAAGTATGCTGGCAGGGCTTAGAAACTCTAAAGGTAAAGTTTTCTTGCAGTCTCATATCAATCAACTTAATGAGCAAATAACAAACGAGCAGCTAAAGCTAGCTCAATTAGAAGCAAAAAAAGAAGAATTAATAGGATTTTCCGCCGAAAACTATGCTTCCCGTAGGATTAATGAACATTACATGTTTAATGCTATCCTGAACGAGGATGGCGAAAAGTTATTTAGTGAAGAGGATTTTGAAGATCTTGATGAAAGCACACTGATCGATTTAATAGGTATTTATAATAGAAGTACTAAAAAATTCAACTCCGAAAGTCTTAAAAAAATATCCCTTTCCGGTTTTTTTACCAATTTATTTTATCTCTGTGAGGACAATGCTCATGTTTTCTTTGGAAAACCTTTGGTTGAGCTAACTTTTTACCAAATAGAGCTTTTTGGCTACGCAAGGTACTACAAGAGCTTAATGGAGAATTCTGAGAGTAAAGTCCCAGATGATATAAGACAAGATCCTGAAAAAATTGTTGAGTGGTTTAGTTCAACAAAAAGCGCCAGAGAAACCCTTGAAAAGTCTAAAAACGCAGGTCAAGACGGTAGTGCTACATCTTTGGTTGGTGCTACAAAAGACGACTTAAAGCGTCTCGGACTAGATAATCCTGACGAGACTATAAACCTAGCCAAAAAAGCTGCAGAAAAAGGCGGAAGACTTAATATGGAAGATATGATGAAACTTCACGGCATGTAGTGAAAAAATAGTGTAATATTCCTTAGGAATATGGCTAGGGATCAAATAGAAGTCGATTTATTATTAAACGCTAAGAAAGCGGAAGCCACGATTAAGCAGATGAATCGTGAGCTAAGTAAAATGGGTAAAACCATGGGACAAGCTTTCTCTGGCGCTGGTGGTGGTGCGGGTAACAAAGTTAGAGCCCTCGGCACCGGTCTGTCCAAAGCTACAGTTCGCGCAGACGAATTCAGCAAATCCCTAGAAGCTTCCAATGCTCGTGTTATAGCTTTCGGCGCTTCAGCAGGATTAATCATGAATGTCGACAGAGCTATGCGAGCTATGGTTAAAACTACCATTCAGGTGGAAAAAGCCATGGCTGACGTAAATGTCGTCATGAATGTTTCCACTAAGCAGCTTGATCAGTTCGGTAAAGGAATGTTCAAAGTTGCTAAAGATACCGCTCAAGGATTTTCCACAGTTGCAGAAGCTTCTACTGAATTAGCTCGTCAAGGTTTGGGGATGGAAAAAACCCTAGCTAGAACCAAAGATGCTCTTATCCTGACTCGACTTACAGGAATGAACGCGGCAGATGCTGTGAAATCACTTACTGCTGCTGTAAACTCATTTAGTAAAGAAGGAGCAACCTCTGCTCAAGTTGTTAACAGAATGGCAAAGGTTGATGCTCAGTTTGCTGTGAGTTCTGAAGACTTAGCTAATGCAATCTCTCGAGTTGGAGCTTCTGCTCAATCAGCAGGAGTAAGTATGAATGAGTTGATGGCTATAACCACAGCCGTTCAGCAAAGGACTGCTCGTGGTGGTGCAGTTATTGGTAACGCATTTAAAACTATATTTACCCGTATTCAGCGTTCTGAAGTCCAACAGAAATTAGAAAATATAGGTGTGGCTACCCGAAACATGAATGGAGAAATGTTGTCTGGTATTCAAGTCCTGCAAAACTTAGCTAATAATTTTAATAACCTAACTAAATCTCAACAAGCATCTACAGCAGAAAGTGTCGCAGGAGTATTTCAGGTTAATATTTTAAAATCTGCATTGGCTGATTTGTCCCAACAAAATTCTGCTTATGCTGGGGCTTTAAGAGCAGCAAATACTGCTACTGACGAAGCTTATCGTAAAAATGAAAAACTTAATCAAACATTAGACTCTTTAGTTAATAAAACCATGGCTAACCTAGTTCAAGCTGGGTCAGCTTTGGGAGGGAATATTTTTGGCCCTGCTATTAGTAATGTTTTAAACACTGTAAATTCTACTATAGAAGCCTTTAGTGAAGGCGGTAAGTTTGAGAGTTTTGGCGAAGGAATAGGTAAAAATTTAGTTAAAGGTATAGGTAAATTTATAGGTGGTCCCGGTTTAATTATAGCTACTGCAGTGTTTGGTAAATTAGCCTTAAGTTTGGGTAAATTTGCCACCACAGCTTTTAAAGATATAATGGGTATAAATAACGCTGTTAAACAGAGAGCGGCGTTAGAGGAAATTGTTGTAAACACTTTAGCCAGTGAACCTGCCCTATTACAAAAAGTTAAAATGGGAACATTAAGTGTTCTCGATGTCGAAAAACAAATACTTGCTACAATAAAGCAGCAGCAAGCTGAAAGAGCTGCGTTAAAGGGGTATGGAGGAGCTATCGCAGGTTCCTTGTACCAAAGGGGAACTCGCGTTGGCTCTAGCGGTAGAGCCTTTAGTAGAGGTATGGGTAGAATGGGTAGGGCCTCTGGGTTTGTACCGAATTTTGCTAACCCTAATGTAGAAAGAGCGGCGGCAGCGGCGGGAGGATATACTGCCGGAGCAATCAAAACGATGAATCAGCCCGGTGCTGGTACCATGATGTACAACTCTGCGGAAACTGTTAAACAGTTCCCCGGTATGAGTCAAAAGGCTATAATGCCTCCAAAAAATAGTCCCGCTGGAGCAGGATATAAGTCAGCTTTCGGCGCTGCACATGGTTTTGATCCTTATGCTGCTGAAGGATTTATCCCCAATTTTGCTCCCCGTCTTAGTAAAGATCTACTTAGAGCTGGGACTATTAGAAAATCTAGAGCAGGGAGTCGTTTAAATAAAAGATACGATATTCCCGCCAGTAATATTGGGGTTCTGTTAGGTTTTGGCGCATCTGGGATGGATCAGAAAAAAGATTTTTCCGCAAATGCAAGTTCATTATCAGGTCTATCTAAAACACCTTTAGGAAAAATTTTAACAAAAGAAAACGCTAAGATTAATTTAAAAGGAGTAAGGGTAAGAAGTTTTCTTTCAGGTAGTAGCGAGGACAGAGCTGAAAAGCATTTTGAATCAACTCTAAACACTAATCTGAAGTCAGGAATAGGTACTCTGTCAAAAAATATAATGTCCCAACTCGGTATAGAGGGCAATCCGGGAAGGATGGGGCGTCTTAGTAAATCCTTACAAGGAGAGGTGTTTGAAGAATCTATGAGGATGGCTATGAAAGCTGCAGTAGCAATTCCCGGTGCAGCTTTCGATTTCGAGGCAGGCGCTAAACCTTCTGTTGCGATGTCAAAAATATTTGGTCAGCCAATTCTTCGTATAGATGCGAAAAGAAGACTTTCGTCTGCTGGTGCTGGAGAAATGCCAAAAAAATATTTCAATGATCCTGTAACACGAGATATGGGTATGGCAGCAATATCTAGTCAAATGGGAGGTAGAAAACTAAAAGCTCTTGGTTATGTTCCTAATTTTAGCCCTTTGAGCTCTTCCATTGCTAGAGAAAGACAAGCGGGAATCCCAGCTTCAAAAATTAGAGTAGGATCTAGTCCTGCTTTACGTTCTTCTGGAAATCCTTCTGGTTTAGGTGTTTATAACACGATAGACGAACCAAGAGGTTTAAATCAGGGCATTAGTAGATCTAGATCGATGGGGATTAATCCTAAGAGTCATGGAGCGGCAGAAGGATTTGTACCTAATTTTATGATGGACGTCGGGATAAGAGGCGTAGCTAGCATGGCGCAAAAAAGTGGTATGTTTAGCGGAATGGGTAGCAAGGCAAAGGGGCTATACGGAAGCGTCAATAAAAAACTTCAAGGTGGCGGTATGGGACTTGGTTTTGCTGGTATGGGAGCAGGAACCACGCTAATGGGGGCATTCGATAACCCATTAGGTCGTATAGCAGGATCAGCATTAACAGGGATAGGAGGAGGTCTTCCGGGGGTGCTCGCCATGGGTGGAGTTGGTATCTTGTCTGAAGTATTTACTGCTTTAAGTTCTACCAGTGAAGACGCTTCGGAAAAATTAAAAGAACAAATTGCAGCTCAGAAAGAAGCTAACAATACAGCTAAAGAATCTGCTGTGGCTTTTGGTGAAGTCGCTGAAAGTTTATCAGCGGCTGAGTTTGTAACCCGTAAAGAACAGGTAATTGGGGATTTGTCCAAGGCTTTTCCAAGCATGATAGGATCTAAAGAGTATAAAGATTTACTAAAGGCTAATAAAGGTAATTTTGGTCAGGTTAGTTCCGCTTTTACAGAACAGGGAGAAAAAGTTCAAGCTTTTCAAAATGTTGCAAACATTTCGAATTTCAAAGGTATGGTGCGTCCACAGTCAGTCGGAGGCGGTGGGATAGACGATGCACTTTACGGAGGTGAAGGGTATCTGAAAACAGTTTTAGGTTTGGAATCTGGAGCTGGAAAAACTGCAGCTGATGAACTTACATCTAAATTAGAGGGCACCAAATATTCTCCAGAGGGAGTTATAAGAGATGTAGTAAAAAGGGGGAATATTCCTTACGCTGCACAATCTGCTAATTTGGGAACTAGTACAGCTTCAGCAGCGGCTGCTATGGGTATGTCAGTAAAAGATTATAAGAACTTTAGGAACCCTGTAGAAACGGGCTTGCAAGAACTAGTTAAAGAGGAAGGTGGACTTGAAAAAAGAAACGCAGCTTTAACTGAGTTTAATAATAGAATTATAACTCTTTATACGAATGGAGAAATATTATCAAAAGTTCAAGAAGAAGAAGCGAAGCGTCAAAAACAAATAAATGACCAAAAAGGTAAAGAAAGCCTAGCTCAGTCCGAATACACAAATGTGATCTATGAAGCCATGAAAGCTCAAGCAGAGTACAGAGATAGTGTTTTCGAACTTCAAAGACAATTAGATACATTTAAAAGATCTTCAGCTCAAGAGCTCGCAATACTTGGGATAGAGGGTAATTTAAGAACTGGAAGAGCTGGAGCTACGATGACGCAAGCCGGCGCAGTTGGAGTTAGTAGAGATATAACTATTGAAAGAGCAGAAAAAATTAGTAAAGATGCTGCGGATATAGCCGCGAAAACTTTAGAGATAGATATTAAATCCGGATTAAAAGATCTTGATGTAGTAAAATTTATTGAAGGCCAAACGTTGGGAGCTCCTGAAGCTAAACGAGCTTTGGATATTTTTACTCAAGCTAGGGAAAGTATAAAAACTGGAGTAGATGGAAAATCTGCGACAGATGATTTATTAGAGCAGTTAGCTTCCGTTAAAGGGTTGGATTTGTCCGATAGAGTCTTTCAATCTAGTACTGAAGAGGGTCTTAAAACTTTTTTAGCTTCAGAAAATTTACCGTCAATAATAAATACCCTAAGTACAGCTTACGAAAAACATCAGAGAACTACAGAGGCAGCTACAGAGACAGAAACCAATGCAATAGCTCTAGCGAAAAAACAATATGAAGTACAGCTAGAGCTACTAAAATTACAGCGCACAATCAATACAGCTCGGCGTCAAGAAATGCGCGAAATACAAGCTGATATTGCGTCAGCAGAATTTCAAGAAGCAAAAAGATTAGCCGCTACAGGTCAGTTAGGAGCACGAGGAGTCGGTAGTGCTTATGAAGCTAGTATAAATGCTCAAATAGCTGCGGGTGGAGTAAGATCAGTTAATTTTGGCGGTGTTATGGGTCAAACATTTAAAAATGAAATGTCTTATGGTGGCGTAGACGCTTTTGAGGACTTCAGAACTGGCGTTAAAGATGTAGCAGGCACAATGAAATCATCTTTTGCCGATGCTTTTCAATCCATATCAAGCGGCGCTACAACCGTACAAGGAGCTTTAGCTAACATGGCTCAAAGTATTCTGAGCTCGATAAACCAAATGTCCACCCAAATATTTACGAACATGATGTTTTCAAAAATGTTTGGAAATAATTCTCCGGGAAATTTTGCTAAAGGTGGATATGTTCCCGGTTATGCTACCGGAGGTTTAGTAACAGGTGGATCTGGCTACAAAGATGACGTATTGACTAAAATGCAAGGCGGAGAATTTGTTATTAAAAAATCTGCTGTCAACAGAATCGGAATAGGCAAACTAAATGCAATAAATGGCTATGCAAATGGCGGCTCTACAGGGCCTAGTATGGGTACCATGGGTCTTGTAGCAGGAGTAAGTGGCGCAGCAACTGGGATACTCGGCGCAGCGATGCAGGATCGTCCTGATAAACCTTTACCTTCCAGAAACTATGGAATGGGAAGAGGTAGTTTAGGTTATTTAGGTGGAGCAGATCCTGATGGTGGTCAGATTGATAGAGCTTCAGGCGGTGGAACTTCAGCTAACGTTTCATTGTCTAAAGGTTTTGTATATTATAGAAGAGACCCAGAGACTGGAAGATTAGTAAGTGAAAGAGCAAGACCTACTGAAGGAAGATTTGAAGTAAGCAGTGCTTTATCACTAATGGGAAGACTTGACGAAGGCGATCCTCAGACATCAAGGATGTTTGATAAGGAGCAGAGAATTGCCAATTATCAAAACTATATAGCTGGAGAAAAAGCAAGTAGAAGAGCTCAAATACAAGCTGTTAAAGATCAGAAAAGATCTCGATTAATTGGAGCTTACATGAATGCTGCCATGTTGATTGGTGGAGCTAAACTTTTTGGAGGTGGAGCTGGTACTGCTGGGGAAGATTATGGAGGAGTTGACCCCGGAGGTGAATTGACCGCTGGTGGTGGATCGTTTAACTCTCTTGATCCCGGTAATGAACTGGGTGGTAACGCTAATGGAGGTTTAGCTAAAGTTATGGGCGGCGAATATGTCATGAGCCCACAAGCTGTTCGTACTCACGGTGTAGATTTCATGACAGAACTTAATCGCGGAAATGTTCCTCGTTACGCTTCTGGCGGTTTAGTTGGTAACCAAACTGGCGGGGTAGCTACCGGCGGTTCAGGATCAGCCATGAGTGGGAACATGACTAATAATGTTAAGATTAATGTTAACATCGATAAAAGTGGAAAAGCAGAAGCTAGTGCCACTGCCGGTTCCCAGAGTGGTTTAGAGTCATCGAGAGAAGAAAGTGAAGACATTCAGAACAATGCAGATCTAGGAAAAGCTCTTCAAAGTGTTGTACTCGATGAACTTATAAAACAACAAAGACCGGGAGGCTTGTTACATTCCCAGAGTTAATAATTTCTATTCTCTAAATTGGATATTCTTTTTTCGAGCTCGATAAATTTAAGCTCTATCATTTTAATACCCTCGTTGTACATCGCATGAGGGTTGATGGAATCATGAGGTAATATAGGTATTTTAGCGATAGGAGAAAAATCAAAAGTCATTTCACACATCACGTTTTCTATAGAGGAGTGATTATAGTCTTTATTTAAAATGATTACCTGTTTTGATAAATAGATATTTCCATTTCTGACTCTATTAGGCAGCGAATAAAGTAATTCTATCTCAGTATATCCATCTACAATCTGGACACTCATTATATTTCTTTCAAGGACAGATTGAGTTTCTGATTGATCAAATTCAATATCTGCAGTTATGAAGTGCCCTTCTTCATTCATGATCTGAACTGGATTGGAGGGCGGCTCAATATATTTACCGGGAGCAGAAATGGACATTTCTAAAATCCTACCTTTAGGGTCTACTTTTTTTACAGTAAATTCAGTATATTCGCCGGTTAAGTTTTTGCTACTGCTTGAAGCCGTTCCTCCCTGAGCATATATTTTATCTCCGTAGCTGTATTTAAATTTATTCTCTTGCTTTATGTTTGAAACTTCAATAGCTTCATATTCTTCAAAATCAATATCTAATTTATCCCCAGCAGTAAGACGAAAACTAAAATCTCCTTTTACTCTTAATGATTTTCCTGAACCTTCAAATTTTCTTTTGATATTGATAGATTCAAAATTTTCCGCTTGGTAATATATTTCATTATCGCCGATACTTAAAAAAGCTCCGTTTTTACAAACGACTTTTCTTTCGCTGCTAAGATATAGTCTATTTGTGTCTTTTTTTATTGACGCTTCGAAAATTTCGGGCTTCATATATTAATTTTACTCTAAATCAACAAGAATACCAAATTTAAATTTTATACCTCCGGCAGCTACTATAGGTTGCCAAGTGCTGTATAAGTTATATATGGGTTGTTGTTCAAATCTAAGGAAAACTTTGTCATTATGTTTGACAATATGGTAAGGATTTATAGTCGCTGTTCCATAAACCGAATTTGACGGAATCCCGGGGTAACCTGTGTCTACAAAAACTGTATACTTATTTTTGTCCAAACTTCTATTAAACGTAATTTCAATAAAAAAGTTTGTATCATGAGATATATGACTAGTCCATACCTGAATATTATTTACACCTACCAAATCACCTTTAACTATAGATTTGCAAAGATTTTTATCATCAGTGTCTTGAGTGTTGATTTCCAATTCTCTATAGTTTACGGATGCTCTATAGTCTGCGGATGAATTGGGAAAGAATACGCTCTTACCTCTCTCGTTTGGCTGGTCACCCGAAACTCTATTTTTACGGTCCACAATTTTTGTAGCCTCGGTTTCATTATGACAGACTACTAATTCCGCCCAGCAAGCAAATGTCATTGATTTAAAGGCCGCTGAGACAGCACTAAACTCTCTCAACCTAAAAGAGGTTCCTAAAGGCTCTAAAAACGCTATACCATCTCTAGTACTAAATGGGTTTGAGAAATTATACTCTACGTTTCTATTAGGTAAAGTGGAGAAGTTTAACGTATGATCGCTGAATATTCTTGGAGACTCTTGATTTGTTGTAGAGACATCATACTTAGGGCTATCATTTTCATCTGTAATAAAAGCCCTACGTAAAGATAAGCTGTCAAAAAGTGCAATGGCTATATTTATATTAGTAACTTTAGGATTATTAATCATCGAAAATGGAATTTTAAATCCATCTATGCCTTCATTAGCGCTGAATACATGATAACCTCTGTGAACCCTAGGCCCTACATAATTCGGTTTAGGGGTAGTACCGTCTGGCATAAATTTTTGATGATTTGCATATCCTGCATCTAAAAGAACGACTTTGTCAAAAGCAAAACCCTTACCATCTACCGCGTCAACACTACTACTTCTATTGTTGTTTATATTTTCATTTGATTTAATGTTATACGCTCCATGCTTGTCCTGAGTGTTAATACTTAGCTTAAAATTTGGAGCAAGATTTGAATACTGATCGTTATCATTTCTACTGTTATCTCCAGTGGTATAATAATATACAACACCCTCTACATCGTTAAAAAATCGATCCAACTCTTGATCTGTTAAAGTTCGCTGACCATCTAGTGCTTCGACAGCTTCCAGAGTAACATCTATAGTCCCTTCAGTAAGTAACTTCATTGAAGCCTTGTAAGGGTAATTGTGTTCAGCTACCTCATTCATCGTAAAGTATTCATTATCTTTTCCTTCCTCACTACTAGACTGAGAGAAAAATATACCACTAGGAGAATCTATTTTTACACCTAGAATATCATAAGTTGAATTGAAGCCATCTGGATTCCAAGATTCTTTTGATGGAGGGCTTTTTATAGTTCCATCAGTATTTAGGATTGGTACAGTGTTGTCATAAACTTGATTTCCAGCACTCGTTTCCCCTTGCTCGTCTTGTGTTTCTATAACTATGTCAAACTGTCTTAAAGGTAATTCTTCAGACTCCCTTATCACCATTCCACTAGGCGTGGCTTTATAAAAGGTAGATGATTGGCTAGTACCTTCATATTTGCTGAATCCTCTAGCGTTTAGATTAGTGCTCGTATAACTCGCGCTCTTTAAATCATCAATTAAATCCGGATTGTTAATCTCTTCGCCGAAAAGAAAAGTAGGTTTAGTTGAAGGCGACGTATATCCTGTGAACTCAAAATATATATGACTATCAGGAACATTCGCCGAAGTACTTGTCACACCAAGATCTACAACATTAGAAGGTCTTCTAATCGTGACTCGATAATCTATATTTTGAACGGTATCAAAATTTAGCTCGTATCTTCCGAAGCCTAAGTTGCCATCATTTCCTATATTTCCGGCCTGCTCTTCTTCGCTCATGTTAAAAATACCTTTTTGAGAGCTTACTTGCCACTCAAACGTAGGATTGGTATTATCTAACGAGTAACCTCTTACATCACTTGCAGTAGACTGAATAGGGAAACCATCAGAGCCTCGAGTAGTTAAATTACTAATTGAAAAAGTCTGAACCGGGGCTGTAAATTTATCAGTATCAACTGCTATCTTTCTAAAAAGACCATGACCTATCACTCCAACATTCGAAATTGGGTATACTATAACATAATAGTCATCATTTTCACTTATTAAATTCTCAATTTGAATTTTTGATTTTTGCTGACCTTCTATATTATTGAAAAATTTAGTATCCTCAGGGGTTATTAATTTAACCTCATTTTGTTTTACAGCGTCATAGGATCCTTTATCGACTATATATGTAACACCTTCAACTGCGGTTATTGGAGAACCTTTAGTTGAATCAATCCATTCAGTAGTTATTTTAGGGTCTGTTGTAGGTATAATTATAAAAGAATAACTAATATTATTTATATTATTACTCTCTCCATAATTTATATCAACACTCTTACCGTCATTAGCTATATTTAGATTATTTTTAAATCCAGCTACAGAAAATTCAGATTTTAAAGTGACTAAATTTTGCCCTTTGTCTGGGTATGTACCCGGAATACTTGGGGTATCTAATATGACATCTAGTATATCTGAATTTCTTTTACCTGCACTGTCAGCGGGTACTGGGTCTTGATCAGGATAACTATTAATCCATTCGTCTCTATTGGAAGATTTTGCAGCGTTATTTTTCACCGGGAAGAATAGATCAAGTACGTTATTTTTTGTATATGAAGATCCTACCGAATCTACTGATTCATATTTTCCGGTAGAGTAAGCTAAAGCTGAGATAGAGTAAGTAGAGTCTTCATCTTCGGCAATATTTATAATTCTATATGCAGATTCATTATTATTTATAAATTCAGGGTCATTGTCGAATAAAGGCTCAACGCTCCAAATAAGATTTTGACCAGAATGGTAGTTACCAGAATATGGAACTGCTTCTGATGACCTTGCTACATTATTATTTGAGTATCCAGTAATAACATAGTCTGCGAAATTTAGTTGATTACCTGTATAAGGTTCTCCTACAACAGACCCCTTTGAAACGCCATCAAGATCTTCAATTCTTATACCGCTGTTAAAGTAAATTTTAGTACAAACAGCCGATCCTACGTTTCTCAAATCAGATCTAAAAGCACCCGGAGCTCCTGTTATATTTATGACATCAGACCCATTAAAGACGAGATTTTGAATTTGAGTTCTTCTAACTCCTTCGTCTACGTCAACGCTACTACTAACAGTTTGCTCGTTGTAATCATAGGTCGGGGTCAATAATGAGAATTTGTACTTTTTATCTTTTTTAAAATTTAGAGCCTGATCTATAATTATGCTATTTACATTTTCTCTTTGGGTAGTTGTTAATGCAGTTTCAGTTAGCCTGTTAGCATATGTAATATCTGTGCCGCCTTTTATTACAGCATTAGTCCTGCCGCTATATTTTAATGGATTTCTATAGTTATCATAAATACTAATTACATCACCGGGTCTCAAATAAGCCCCATCCATACCAACACTAAAACTAGCTGTTTCTGTTTCTTCAGATTCACTGGCTAAAATCCATTTCGCAAATCTCCTTGCTTGTCCTCTACTGGTACACCCAAGAGCTGTCGTTTCTAATTCTCTAATCCCATACCTTTTTACATACTCTTCATCCTCCATGTATTCCACCGCAGGTTGGTAGCTATTTCTTTTATCGTTATATCTTACAATAGCTACAGTGTGACGGGCTTTCTTCGCCGAGCTTGAATAAGTAAAATTACCATCGAGAACATTTGAATTATTAAAACTGTAAATAGCAGATTTGAGTTTGTCTTGAGATGAAAAAATACTACCATTACTGTAGTACGCTATACCTCTAAAAATAGAAGATAAATCATTAAGGACTTTAAAAGCTTCTTCTCGGGATGTAATTATATAGTTAATTGTAAAGCGCGGTTCAAACCCGCCATAAGTGTCATCTACAAGTTCATCACAGTACTTTGCTACATCATAGAGTGCCCATTTATCTATTTGAGACGCATCTATAAATTCTCCTAATCCATACCTAGGGTTAGTAATCAAATCATAGAAACACCAAGCGGGATTATCTGTCCAAATCAAATCTTCAGCAAAATTACCGTCCCATTCTACAGTAGGGTCTTCATTATTGCGCTGAAAAGTAAAACCATCAGCAGTTCGGTTTAAGTCAGTCTTTGTGTTTGTTTTATCACCTAAGGCTACCCCTTTATAATAACTACTAGCGGAAGCGGAGCTATTTCCATAACTTTTTATGAACGGGTTGTAGTTGTTGGGAACTTTTACTTTTAGTAATCTCGCGTCATATGCTCTGGAAGGTATTCTTTGAAAAGATCTTGCGTCAAATAAAGAATAGACCATGGATGAGTAAGGGTATCTTAATTTTGTTCCATAAACTTCAACAATAGAATCTACAAAAGATTGGTTTCTTAAAAAGGAAGTAATAGATTCCGGGGTCGTTCTTACGATCCTAATCCTCCATCCTTCGAAGTTATCTTTATCTTGAAATCCTTTGTCTGAAAGATCAATGGTAGTGGATCTAATATATCCTTCTTCTATCTTACCTTCTATTATTTCATTTTTAGCAAGCTCCCAAGATTCAGTGGAGAATTGGGACAATGTATCACTTGTCGTTTTATTTGAGCTGAACCTATCATTGAACATAGGTTGATAAAAAATACTATATTCTATAATGCGAGCTTTTTGGTCTCCATAACCTGTCGCTGCTTGTCGTTTTTTGTAAGTTTTTTCGCCGAATTGTAAATTTTCTTGCAATGACGGTACTTTTATTCGAACTATAATTTCATTACATTCTTTATTAAGTATACTATAAGTCTTTGCGTATTTATCTATTGGAGATTTTGATATTGCATGTTTGGTGTTAGTGGGTGAATCGTCTCCTCCTTTAATTTCAGGTCCATAAAGTCTCTCTCCTATCGTTCTGTTGATGGAGAGGTCCATTATCCTGCTGGAAGGTACAGCGCCGAAAGTCGGAAGGTTTTCATTTACTTTAGGTACATCTCCAGAAGGGTTACCTTTTACATAATTTAAGTTAACTGAGGAGAAATTGTAAAATCCGCTGTCATCTACAACAGGCACTTCATTCCAATAAACTGACCTTAAAAAACCAAGATCTTTTGCTTGCTGGTCGTCACTGTCTAAGTTTACTCCTGTAGCTGTATAATGAGTGAATTGTACTTTTTGATAACCTGTTATATTGTCGTTTCTAGTATAACTATAGTTACCGCTAGTTATTCCTTCGATAGGCCCTTCTGAAATTAAATCTACAACTTCAGCATAAGAGCGAGATGTTACGTACTCTGGTACTCCGTCTGAATCTGAGTCTACTCTTACTGCAGCAACATCTATTACTGGATTACGTGCTTTTTTAGGTTTTTTCTTAGATCCCATTTTTTATTACTCTCCTCTATTCCAATTTGTTGTGTTTATAGGTATACTTGGGTTAAAAGAATATTTTAGCCCGTCAGTAGGGTTGCCCCATTCGTCTTTAGGTTGTACTTCTGCATCTATATCTAGAGTATCTACAGCACTTTGTATAACATGACTACCAACAAGTAATCTTCCATAAGCTACAAATACTGGCCCTCCTTCTCGAATTGTATTTTCGGGACCGTTAAAAAGATAAGATTTGGATCCCCCTTGTTCTATTTCTCTAAAATCTCCGAATTTAGGCATAGGTGTTAGGAGGTTTGTGACACCGGCAGCTACCAAACCTACGCCACCAAGTATTAAGGCAGTTGACATGGCTTTACTCATCATCGTAGGAAATAATACCCCAGCTCCTATAGCTATCATAGCTACACCTACTATAATTGTTACAATCGCCATTGCGTTGTCTCCAGCTCCTTCAACAACTGGCACGATGTCGATTGTTTTTATATTAGGGTTATTTAACGTTAACTCAGACGAGTAAAGACCTTCTAAAGTGTTAGGGTCTTTACCTTCTTCAATTGCAAAATCTTTTTTATTTATCAGGACTCTATATTTTATATTTTTTCTATCATTCTCCCAAAGGGTTTTGTAAAACTTCTTACAGTTGGCTTCTACGCCTCTGATAGCATCAGAAACACTGTTTACTGAAAGTTTCCATTCTTTTCTTCCTAGTTGTTCAGCTAAAATGCCATGAACTTTAATGTTAGTTAAATTGCTCATTACGATAAATTTTATAGATTTTTTTTATGATTTTTTCAGACATGTTCTCTATTGTCGTATACATATTTCTAGGGCGATGAATTATCTTTTTATCCCCTAGGTATACACCGGCATGATTAGCTTTTTTTCCGGGAACCATTTTAAAAAGTAATATGTCATGTTTTTTGGCTAATGAAAAATTATCAATCTCTCTTAGAGAGGGATTCATTGACGCTATTTCCTCGGGCAAGTTGGGTATTTTACTTTGCCATTCTTCATCTCGCGTTTTTGGAGAATCTGATAGGTTTATATTTAAACTCTTATAATATTCTGTTACAAAATTATAGCAATCAGTTTTACCCATTACAAAAGGCTTATCATGAATAAATGTTTTTTCTTTTTTAGGGTCGAATGTAGAGAAAATATCTTTCTCAATATTATATAGGATATAAAAAAGATCATGACCCTTGCTATTCAACATGTCGTAGGATGAAAATTTTTCACTGGTGGACGGATGAGAGTGGTATACAGCTTTTATATCCCCAGAGTCACTTGCCCTAACATAATCCAGAGTACAGATTGAAAAATGTTTGGTAGGTTCATCTGAGACATTTCGACAGTTAAAAACTTGATTGGAATCATCACGAGATACGATTAAACCACAGCATTCTTTTGGAGCTTCTTTAAGAGAATGCATTTTTATTGATTTTTTTATATCTTCAGTGAGTTTCATTTTTTTATCCTCCTCTTGCTATTTTTTTAGCGGCAGGAAATCCTCCGTATGGCAATTCTCCGATTTGAATTTGACAACCGCCTTTATTAGCAGTTTTTCTATTTCTCGCTCCCCATCTTAACCTACATCCTGTTAAACTCTTTGAGCACTGATCAGCAACCCAGTAGTCAGTATTAGGTGGTGCTACAATTTGTCCGGCGCTCATAGTTTTTTTACAAACATAATAATATTTGACTGAGTCTTTCACTACGTATACATAATTACCAATTTGATAACCATCCGAGGACTCTTTATTAAAAAGTCCTAGATTTTCGAAAGAAAAATTGTCTACTGATTGGTTTTGCAATGCTTCAGTAATTATATCATCATCAGAATCAGTAGCTACAGGGGGAGAATTAAGCAGCATTCCACAACCTTGAAGTTTTATTTTGTCTGATGAGTTCTCTGTGACAGCGTTATAATTCTCGTCTTGTATTATACCGTCATTTCTTAAAGTTTTTAGTCTAGCTTTTCTTAAAATAGGTATCTCTACATTTTCAGGAGTAGTGTCGGCTGTAGCATAATTTTGTAATTCTCCTCCTCCAGATTCACTCCCCTGTTCCGGGTGCTGGTACCAACACCCGATACCTCTATACTGCCAAACACATTTATCTGCCAACAATACTCTCTTGGGAAGTTTTGTCCCCTCTAAATCCAACACTGAGGAGAGCTGATAGACTAAATTAACTTTGTTTTCTGTTTGTTTTCTTTCGATATAGTAAATATCATCTGGCAAATAAGCATAAGGATCAGGTTCATAGCCATCAGGCAGCATATTACTTTGATTTGATACTCTGGCTAATTTATTGGAGCCAAAATTAACTAAATCTAAATATTTGGCGAAAGTTCTCTTTCTAGTGACTTTAGCCCCAACTATATCTCCTATTTTTCGTATTTCGTATTTTAGAAGTGCTATCTGATCAATACCGTTTTCAGAATTAGCTGTAATGGAAAGAGACGGTTGAGGTAGAGAACCTTTTGTAGTGGTTTCAAAACCTGAAGCCTTTATCGGGGCAGGGTAGTAAGTCTTACCTTGCCATACAATATAAGAATTAAAAACTTTTATGTTATTATGGAACCTCAATATCCCATCTTCTACTTGTCCTTGTTGAATTCCTTGAGATTCAGCGTCTTGTGAAAGATTTATATTGGAATCTAGCGCAAGTTGAGAAATATCAATCTCAAACATGGTAACCATTGCTGAAGGTGCGAGGTTAGCAATTTCCGCGTTTAAAGACTTGACTGAACTTCTGGCTTTTTCTGGTGTTTGTGAGTAATCTGGCATGATTA